AGTTATCGTCCTGAGCGCGTGGGCGATGGGCAAAGAAACAAAATAGGCGCCACAGGGAAGTACCAGTTCCCACGGACGCCACGAAACATATAAACGTTTACAGGAGGATTATATCATGTCTGAAATCAAAACACCATTGGAGTTATCCAATCGCATCAAAGAGCGTTCGGCGAACATGTTCGAGATTCGCCGCATCGCAAAGGCTCTCGGAGACGTTGTAGACGACACCGAAGCCGACACACTCCGCGCAATTGTCCGCGCATTTTCCGATTCACTTAACAAACTGGCAGGCGACAACTCAGATAACTACTGGGATGTCTGCAAACTGATCGACACGCTCGAGAAGGGCGTGCTGGAAGAGACGGCAGATGTGGAAGAGGATTTGCCGTTCGTGACACCCGACGAAGGCGGTGATTCCGAATGAGTTACCGCAGTGACGACCCGCTCGCCGATTTTGAGCGCTACGACCGCGAAGAAGCAGACGAAGAGAGATTTTTTCCTCACTGCTCATTATGTGGGGCGGTCATTAATGGCGACTACTACCATCATGTCTACATTCGCGGACTGGATTACATCCTCTGCGATGACTGCCTCGAACAGGATCCTGTTGACGATTACTACAACGCGAAGAAATACGGATATTGAAAGGAGAATATAGTATGGCGATTCCTGTATTAGTAATGGGAAGAAGCGGAGCGGGCAAGACGTACTCGCTCAAGAACTTCGAGCCGAATGAAGTCGGCATTGTATCAGTTGAAAAAGGGCGGTTGCCTTTCAAGTCAAAATTGAAGGTCGTCAGGATTCCAGCCTATGAGAAGAGTGAGAACGCCACAAGCATGGCACAGGCCAATCTCGCTAAGTACGCCTGGCTGATGGGTGTCATTCAGCGGTCAAAGACTAAGGCAGTTGTAATTGATGACAGTCAGTATTTGATGGCGAATGAGCTTTTTGATCGGGCCAATGAGAAAGGCTACGACAAATTCACCAACATGGCTGCTAACTTTCGTAATCTGATTCATTTCATTAATGAACTTCCGGAAGACGACAAAATCGTGTACTTCCTTCATCACACGGAGACAGACACGGACGGCCGGGAGAAGGTGAAGACCATCGGCAAGATGCTCGACGAGAAGTTATGCGTTGAGGGATGCTTCGATATTGTCATCTACTGCGCTGACCACAAGTTCTACACCCAGAGCAACGGACAGAGCACGGCCAAAAGTCCGGAGGATATGTTTGAGTTGGAGATTCCGAACGACTTGAAGGCAGTTGATACGGCAATCAGAGAATACTACGGATTAACCACAACAAAGGAGGCTTAAATCATGCAGAAACCCAATAACTACGACAACACAACAACAGGCGATTTTACTCCCGTCACTCCCGGCGGTCATCATCTTATCATTAAGAAGGTAGAAGAGAGCCAGACAAAGACCGGCAAAGATATGATCATCGTGGCGTTTGACATGGCTCCCGGCGACAGCCAGCCGAATTATGTCTCGAAGCTGTTTGCTGATGACATTCGCCCTGATAAGAAATGGCCCCGCGTTGGCCGTCAGTACATTGTTGTTACCGATAACGACGGCAACACATCAAGATCATTCAAGACGTTCATTACATGCGTGGAGAAGTCCAACAACGGATTCGTCACCCAGTGGGGCGATGCGTTCGCGCAGCAGTTCAAGTGCAAACGGATCGGCGGCGTGTTCGGCATGGTAGAAAACGAATACAACGGCAAAGTATCTAAACGCTGTGAGCTGAGATGGTTCTGTGCGGATGACAAGGCAGACGGGGCAACCGTTCCCACGCCTAAGACACTGCCGAACAACAACCGTGTTGTAAATGCTCCCTCTGCCGGTGGCGCAATCGACGGCTTCCTTTCGATTCCTGATGATATGAATGAGGAAATTCCGTTCTGATGACCATACAGATTGATTCCAGAGAGCATAAATGGGAGTTGGCACGAATACAGCGTCAGCTCACCGCTCTGGGATGCAAGACGATTGTCTCGAAACTATATGTCGGCGATTACCAGTCGTTAGATAACCCGCGATTGGTAATCGACCGAAAAAAAGACCTGCAAGAGATTTGCGGGAATGTCGCACAACAACATGAACGCTTCCAGAGGGAACTTGTCAGAGCAAAGGAAGCCGAAATTAAACTCATCATCCTGATTGAGCATGGTGATGACATCAGAACACTGGAAGATGTTTATTTTTGGGACAATCCGAGACTACTGCAATCACCAAAGGCCATAAACGGCAAAAGCCTGTACAGGTCGCTTTGCACAATTCGGGACCGCTACAACGTCAGATTCGAGTTTTGTTCAAAGCATGACACTGGGCGAAAGATTATGGAGCTGCTAGATGGCTAAGAAGAAAAAGAACGGCGGATGGATAAAGCTCTACCGTCAGTTGCAACAGAATCCAATATGGCAAAGCAGTGAGCCGTTTAGCCGGCGTGACGCGTGGATTGACCTCTTACTGCTTGCCAATCACGAAGAGCGCGTGATCATCGTCAAGGGCAAAAAGCAAATCATCGGCGAGGGACAGCACTGGACAAGCTACCGTGTTCTCGCTGACAGGTGGCATTGGAGCTATGAAAAAGTGCGACGGTACTTTGCACTACTGGATGAACTACAGATGGCGCGCATAACCGTGACACCAAACGGGTCACTTGTAACCATTATAAACTACGGCTTTTTTCAGAGTGGGCGAGTCACTAAGTGTGACACTGACGATAGTGCTGACGATAGAACGGACGATAGAACAGACAGTAGACAAACAAGAACTATACAAGAATTAAATACAAGAATGAATAAGAATAAGGCTGCGCCTGTTTTTGATTCAGGAGGGTATGAGATTGAGGAATGATTTGATTAACGAAACCGAATTGCGAAAAGCGCTGAGTATAGTGCATGGCAATTCGCTGTTTGAAATCAGAGCATTAAAGAAAACACCCAAACGGACATTGAGCGGATACTTTCGCGATGTCGACACAGCTGTTAAGGCTCTGATGAGTAACAACATAGATTTACGCGGATTCAACGTGTATATGTCGCTGAATGAGATTCAGCCCGAATGTTATGACAGGTCGCAGAGGGATCACATAACAATACCAGAGGTCACGACCAATGATGATGTAATCATGACATACAAATGGTTCTTTGTTGACCTCGACCCGGTGAGGCTTACGGATCTGTCATCGACTGACGAACAGATTGACAAGGCCAAGAGGGTAGCGAAGCGAATCCTGGCACACCTAAAGAGCATTGGCTTCGAGGATCCTGTTATTGCAATGTCGGGAAACGGCATACATCTGCTTTACAGAATCGCACTGGCCAACAACGCTGACAATGAGGCTCTGATACAAAGATGCTTACAGGCGCTCTCGCTGATGTTCTCTGATGATGATGTAAAAGTAGATACGGCCAATTTCAACCCGGCGCGAATCTGCAAGCTGTACGGCACGCTGGCACAAAAGGGAAGCGGAACAGAAGAACGACCGCACAGGATGTCGTACATTATCAAAGTTCCGGAAGTCATTAACAAGACGTCGAAGGCATACATTGAGAAGTTGGCCGCAGAGCTGCCACAGACTGAGAAGCCACAGGCATATAACAATTATGCGCCCGCAAAATTTGACATTAGAGAGTGGATGCACCGGTACGGATTAACTTACACCGAAAAAGAAGATGGTGATTATACAAAGTTCATCCTTAACCACTGCCCATTTAACGAAGACCATAAAGCGCCCGATTCGATGATAACAGTCGGTACGTCGGGCGCGATCGGCTTCAAGTGCCTACACAATTCATGCCAGAACAGGACATGGAAAGATGTGCGGATGCGGTATGAGCCTAATGCTTATGACTACAAAGAGGATGATGAACGCATTGACGCAGGATGGAACGAGCATAAAAAGCATAACCGCGACATCAAGATTGATTATACGGAGCCAGAGATTGAGACGCCCGATGAGCCGTATTTCTTCACGGCGATGGACATTCTGAAACGGCCCGAAGATGGTGAGGAGTACATACGAAGCGGAATCGAAGGAATCGACAACCGGCTTGGCGGTCTGAAAAAGAAGTATGTCACACTGATGACGGGACTTCGTGGCGGATCTAAGAGCACGCTGCTGACAACCATAGCGCTGACGGCCATACAGGACGGCAACAACGTGCTCTGCTATTCGGGCGAATTGAGTGAGCAAGACTTCATGAAGTGGATGAACCTGCAAGCGGCCGGGAAGAACCATGTGCACGAATCCAAGATGCGGAACGGCTTCTATTATCCCGATGATGGAGTAGAAGAAAAGGTCGCTCGATGGTTAGGCAATCACTTCTGGCTGTGGAACAATTTTCACGGCAACAACTTCAATAAGATTTACAGATTGCTTGTAAGTAAGATTGAAGAACAGAAAACCGACCTTGTAATTCTCGACAACCTGATGGCGATTGATATCCACGACCTTAATGAGCGGGACAAATACGCGGCGCAAGGTGAATTTGTTGAGCTGCTGATGCAACTGGCAAAGAAAACCAACACACACATTATATTCGTGGCGCACCCGCGCAAGGCTTACGGATTGCTCCGCCTGGACGACGTAGCGGGCACTGGCAACCTTACGAACCGCATCGACAACGCTCTGATAGTGCATCGTAATAATCAGGACTTCCAAAGGCTCTCAAAAGAGATGTTCAAATGGAAGGATGACCATGAGGCATACAGAGGAACGAACGTGATCGAGATCGCTAAGGACCGGCACAACGGCCACATGGATGTGTTTATACCGCTTTGGTATGAAAAGGAAACGAAGCGACTGAAAAACGCACCCGCCGAAATGATTCAGTATGGTTGGGATGATTCGGACGGTTTCGGCGCAGTTGATGATGATGAAATCCCTTTTGCATGAGGCAACAAGATGACAGACAAACGTTACACAGTAATCTCCGCCCCGTTGCCCTCTGGACCCGAGTATCGAATCTACGACCGCATGAATGAGTGCAGCATCGAAGGCGGATTCGACACCCAGCGATGGGCGGAAGCAGTGGCGGAGATGATGGAGGAGAAGTGGGAATATGAACAGAGAAGAACTGGCAAAGGCGTTCGCCGACCGCCTAAACATGATAAAGAACGACACGGACATAACCTACCGTGATATT